CCCCCATAAAACGTCGGTAGTGCTTCGAACAGGGTGCCGGTCAACGTCACATTGCCGGCGGTGACCGCCCCGGTGTAGAACGTCGGTGGCTCTTCGAACAGGGTGCCGGTCAACGTCACATTGCCGGCGGTGACCGCCCCCGTATAGAAGGTTGGGGGCCGCTCGAACAGGGCGCCGACCAGTGTCGCACCACCGGACACCAATGTCCCCGTATAGAACGTCGGTGGAGCTTCGAACAGGGTGCCGGTCAGGTCCGCGGCCGCGGAAATCGCACCGGTGTAAAACGTCGGAGCCTGCGCGAACAGGGTGCCAATGAGGTCCGCGGCCGCGGTGACCGCCCCTGTGTAAAACGTCGGTGGTGCTGCGAACAGTACCCCGGTCAGTGCGGCCGCTGATGTCACCGCACCCGCATAGAACGTCGGTGCCGCTTCGAACAGGGTGCCGGTGACCTCCGCGGCCGCGGTGACCGCACCTGTGTAGAAGGTCGGTCCCGCTTCAAACAGGGTGCCGACCAGCGTTGCACCACCGGACACCAAAGTCCCGGTGTAGAACGTCGGAGCCTGCGCGAATAGGGTGCCGGTGATCTCCGCGGCCGACGTGACCGCCCCGGTGTAGAACGTTGGTGCCGCTTCGAAGAGCACCCCGGTGAGGGTCGCGGCAGCTGTGACCGTTCCCGCATAGAACGTCGGAGCCTGCGCGAACAGGGTGCCAATGAGGTCCGCGGCCGCGGTGACCGCCCCTGTGTAAAACGTCGGTGGTGCTGCGAACAGTACCCCGGTCAGTGCGGCCGCTGATGTCACCGCACCCGCATAGAACGTTGGGGGGGCTTCGAACAGTGCCCCGGTCAGGTCGACGGCCGCGGAGACTGTGCCCGTGTAGAAGGTTGGAGGCTGCTCGAACAGTGTGCCGGTGAGGGTGGCCCCTTCCGGAGTGACCGTCCCCGTATAGAACGTCGGTGTCGCCTCGAACAGGGTGCCGGTCAGAACCTCATCGACACTGACGATCCCACCGAAGATGGCGTCCAGCTCGATAGCGAAATCGAGAACGTTGATGGTGACGTTCTTCCAACCGACCGACGACCGGGCCCATGCTTCCCCACCCAGATAGTCCACCCCACCGGTTCTGTTGCTACCCCACCAGACCGGGTAGTTGATGGTGTCGAGGCCCCCGTCCCGTTTCAACTGGATGTAATAGAGGGTGCCCACCGACAGGATGGGAGTGGTCGAAAAATAGAAATCTACCGGGCTGATCGTCGGGTTGGCGGACAGGCTGCTTGCAGCGACAAGATCGGAGGTGGCGACCGGGGTCCCATCAAGGGAGGTGACCAGCTCAAGGTAAAGGTTGTCGGTAGGTGTACCGTCTTTCCACATCCATAGTGTGGCGGTAGTCAACACCCCGCCACCGGTGCGAACGCTTTGGGCCAGAACCTCACTGGAACCTGACCCGCCGAAGAGAACTCGGCCGAGTGTTTTGTCAGTGGTGGTGATCAGGTTGGGGGTGGTGAACCCTCTCTGGAACAGCACCCCGGTCAGGACCGCCGCCGCGGTCACAGCCCCCGTGTAGAACGTGGGGGATTTGGTGAACAGGGTGCCGGTGACAGTCTGAGGGGAGGCTGCGGATACCGGTGCCAGTGCTCCACACCAGTATGCCTTGTCCTGGCTGGTGGCGATCGTCACAGTGGTGTCACCGACCGCACCGGCCGAGGTTTTCACCCCGGTCGCCATCCCGAACCCACCACCATTACCGGCCGTGTTGGTGTTGTCCATCTGTTCGGTGACAGATGTCAGGTTGGTGTTCGCCCACGATGAGAAGTTGGCGGTGGATGTTGCGTTGCTACCGATCGCCAGACCGGCTACGACCAGTGTGTCCGGGACGGTGGTGGTCGGACCGGGGATAACACCCGACGTGTCCTGGGTGGCGTCGGCCGACCCGGCGGTAGCGTCCCACGGGTCACCGGTGGTGACACACCCCTCCACCGCAATAATCTGCCCTACCTGATGGTCACCAACATCAGCGATAGTTGTGGAAGGGTCAGATGCCCCGCGGCGTATCCAGAACACCGACAGTCGGGTCTGTTGATTGGACCCACTGGTGGTGGACGATACTTGCGGCGAGTCGGGGGCTTCCGACCAGTCGGTCGGTGGGGTGGGAGCAGGGTTGGCGGGGTTGGTTTCAACGAACATCACCCCGATGTCATTCTCAGCGAACCCGCCCGGGATACCCGGTGCAATAGCGCCTACGCTGGCGGCGGCCGTACCGACCGATCTGACAGTTGGGGCAGCCATCAGTTATAAACCCCCGCCCGTTCGGGTCAGATGTTCTTGACGACTCCGCTCGCGGAAGGTGTCCAGGTGATGGACCCACCGTTGGGGGTGATGGGCAGACCGGTGGCCGAGTCGATGTTCATGATCAGCGGGGCGATGGTCTCGGTGACGTTGTACGCCCAGTAGGTGATCGATTCGATCGACGCGCCGGTCACCGCCGCGAATACCTCATCAGCATGGTCGAACACCCCGGCCGCGACGACACCAACCGTTTTGGAGGTCAGGTCGGGGGATGAGGCGATCCGGGCTCCACTGATGATGTCGGCGATGTCCTGGTCGGCCAGGTTGAGAGCGTCGGCTGCTTCGTCGTAGAGGAAACAGCGGATGTCGTCTGTGTCCAGATCGACGGCACCGTGGACGCCGTTACCGAACATCGCGTTCCCGAAGTCGGTGTAGTAGGCGTCGGCCATCATTCACCCCCTATGGTCTGGCCGGGCCCGCCGAGGACCCGGTGGATGGCCATCTGTTCGGCACGGAGCGGATCCCGGACCGCTACCAGCTCACGGATGACCGCTTTTTGCTTCTCGAGGTTGCCGGCCAACGTGTCCTTTTTGGCCCGTTCCCGGGCCAGGACCGCGTCGGCCTTGTCGACTTCGGCGGTGACGATCACCAACCGGGTTTGCAGCTCTTCGCTCATGCGGGCTGTTCCTTTCTTTTCGCGAACCCGGACACATACAGGCGGGTAGTTCGGTTGTCGTAATCGACCCGCTGGCGGGGGACTTTCCCGACTTTCAACGGGGGCGGTTTTTTCACTTCGTTGACCAACACCAGGTCGGGTAACCCTGCTTTGCGGAGGTCGTCGAGGACCCCAGCGGAGACGGTCACATGCCCGTCCGGTTCCAACCACAGGTGCACCACTTTGACCGGGTGGATCACATGACAGGTCGGGCAGGTATCCAACGACTGCCCGAAAAACGGTTTGTGTAACAGTGGGACCAAAGCCAGCCCGGCGTTGGGGCGGGTGTACCGCAAACGGAAACCGGGCATCTATGTGAACTCTGGTTCGGCGGTGCATCCGTCGTGGTTGTGGGCTTGGAATCCGCCGGTTTCTTCTGTGAACACGGGCCCACGGTCGGCCAGCATGGAACAGAAGTCACAAGAATTGAGCCCTGCGATTCTCTGCCACCGCCCGGTCGAAGCCGGGTCGGCGCGGGCGGTTCGGATGATTGTTTCCCGGGCCGCGTCGAGGATTAGACCTGAAGCCGACCCGGCGACTTTCACGAACCCGTTCTGCAATGCCGCTTCGGGGGTGAACCCTTTACGTCTGCCGTTCACGATCCCAGCGATGCCGGCTCCACGAAGCAGCGACATGGTTTTGGTGGCGGCGGGCGGTTCGGGTAGCGGGAGGGTGTTCAGTGATGTGATCATCGACGCCCCTTCCACGATTCGGAGTTCCCGGTAGTAGTCGAGGGCGGTTTGAGCTGACATGGTGAACCTGGCGGCCACGACCGACGGCGCGGCGGCAAGGAACGGCATGATTGTGGCGGCGATGTCGTCCACCCGGACGGTCTGCCACAGGGCCAGAAGGTCGCGGATGGCGAGGTTGCGGATGGTGAGCTGTTGGCTGCGGTGGCGGGTTGACAGACGATCACCTTGGGCGGTGCGGGCCATCAGGCGGCGGCCTGGCCGCCTAGCAGACCGGCGAGTCCGGTCAGCGGGTCGTTGGCGGCGAGCTCTTTCCAGGATTCGACTTCTTGCTGGGAGACGCCCATCGCTTCGGCGACCCTATCCCACAGGGCTTGCGGCGGGATTCCGAGCATTTGGACCGCTTTGCCTAACGCGTCGACAACCTGGGCGAGTGAGCGGGCTTCGGAGCCACGCCACAGCACGTAGGCCATCGGGTCGGCCACCAGACCTTGGTATTCGGAGGCGAGGCCGAGAGCCTGTTCGTGGGCTTCCCCGGCGACCGTCCGGTTCTCGTCCAGTGCCCGCTGTTTGGATGCTTCGGCGGCGACCAGCGCTTCTGCTGAGATGTTGACCATTTCGCCGATCAGTTCATGGGCTGGGGTTTGCGAGACGGTTGCCAGATGTTTCAACGTGGATTCGCGGGATTTGATGTAACCGGTGAGGTCGGCTTCGTCGAGCTGGTCAACCTTGATATTCTCATCGTCGAACGTCCACATCTTCGACGCCGACATGTTGAGTTTCTGTTCTTCGGATTCGGCAAGCCACCCAATGATGTACCGCTGTTTGAACGCCCCGAAATGTTGTGAGACCAACAACCCGAACGTGGTCACGTTGATCTGATCCTGAAGCGGGATGTACGGTTCGACGATCCCCCGGGCCCGGTCATCGAGGTCGAAAGTGTCGGTGTATCGGACGACCGGGGTGACCGGCTCACCCATGAACGCCGCCCCGTGCAGCATTGTGGATTCCCATTCGAGCTGATCGGAGTTTTCTTGGAACGTGTAGACGGCTTCGGAGTCGTAGAGCCGCCACCCGGTGCGACGTTCCTCCAACGCGAACACGGGCCAGTCGTCATCGTCGCCGTACACAGCTGTGAGTTTCCGAGGTGAAACCCCGCGCATGACCGGGGCTGGTTCGCCGGGCAGGACGGTCACATATCCGGCGCCGTAGGAGAGTGCGGCACGATGAACACCGATCTGGCGGGCGTCCATCTTGTTTATCTGCCACACCCGCCACGCCGGATGATCGTTGGCGTCGGGGGTGCGGAACCCGTCCACGTACATCGACTGGACCCGGGAATTCAAAACGAACTTGAGCATGTTCACCCGGGACAGTTTCGCCAGCCGTTGCACCTCGGTCGGGGTGCCGGACGGCAACCAGCCGGGTCGATCGTTCGGGTCGTCCCGCAGGTAGCGGCGTATCCGATCGAGCCGGGTCTTTTCCTTCCTGGCTGTCTCTCGGAGGGTTTCCACCTCGATGGTGGCCTGTTGTGGTGTCAGCGGCAACAGAACCCTCCTACACGAACAACCGTCTCAGATTTGGAGAACACCATGGAGATCTCCGATCAGAAGAAAGAGGCTTTACCGGACCGTGTTTTGGGCGGTTCGTAGCTGGACAGACACCACAAAGCTCCTGTCACAGCGACCAGCGGGGAAGCGTCAGCAGGGGATTTCCTACGGTCCCACGCCCAGGCGTCACCGACCGGTCGGGTGGCGGCGGTGGCGGCGGCCTGGTCGAGGACCGGTTGGGCGAGGTGAGCGAGGGGGATGCGGGAGTCGCCGTCACCGACCGCAGCCCGCACATGGTCGTACAGTTCCCCGGTCCCCGACACCCCGTCCCATTCGACCACCTCAAGGTCGGCTGCCTTCAGCGGGTCGACCAGCGATGTGGCGGGTGCCCGTTTCGCCTGCACCGCGATCGGCCGTTTTTTCCGGTCTGGGTGTTGCGGGTCTGTGAACCAGTCGACCACCCAGTCGGTGCCGACCCGGGATGCAACAATCTCGACGTGGGGTCGATTGTCGGCACGCCAGCCGGCCACACCGATATGGGCTGTGGACCGGTCCCAGGACACATCGACACACCAGGCGAGCTGCTCGAGGTCGCCGATCTGAGATTTTTCGTCGAGGCAGCCTTCCCAGGCGCCGGCGGGGAACGGACCGTCGGTGGTCGAGTCCAGCCACTGGCATAGCACCTCGGTGCGGAACACCCACTCGGGGTCGGTTTTCGCCGCCGACACGATGGCCCGTTCGGTGATCGTGTATCCGAGCCCCGGGTTGGCCTGGCACCAGCCGTCCCGGTCGAAGATCGAACAGCCCGGCGGTGCCGACCATTCGAAGATCCCCAGTGTCGCATCGTCAACATCGTCGATGTCTTCGGCGGCTGTCACATCGTCTGCGTCGCCGAGACCGTCCGGGTCACCGATCGCTAGATGCGCTATCTTCCGCAACCAGCGCAACACGATGGAGGCGGCGTCGCCGGCGTTCGAGGCGGCCCAGACCATCGCCAACGCTCGGGCCATGGTTGTTTTTGTGACGGCCGCCCACGCGTCCCACGACTGGTGTTCACGCAGCTCGTCCAACAGAACCAGGTCACCGGATAGTCCCCGGCCGCCACGCCTCGAGGCGGCAGCCACCTTGTACCGTTCCCCGCCGGTCAGTTGCAGCGCCTTCTTACCGTTGACCCGCAAAACCTGTTTGATCTCGTCGGCGAGTTCGGGGACCGCCTCGGCGATCTCTACCGCCCCCTGCCACACTTCTTCGGCCACGTCGAGGTTCTGGGCGGTGCCGATCACCAGCTTCACTCCGAACAGGTACATCATCCACAACGAGAGGACCTGCAGAACGGTCGATTTGCCGTTTTGGCGACCGACCAGCACCACCACAGTCCGGAACCGGAAGCTGTTGTCCGGGAGCAGCTCGAGGGCGTGGATCAGGAGCCAACGTTGGAATGGGAGCAGGATCAGACCGAGGACGTCGGAGGCGAAAACGGCCACTTCAAAACCCAGCGACGTTTCCGGGGTGAGCGCACACCCGCACCCGCATGGGCCTTCCGGGCCTTCGACTAGAGGCGGTGTCCAGATCCGCGGGAGGGTGGATCCTGTCAGCCCTTCGGGCTCAGCCCACTTTTTTGCCTCCACGGATAGAACGGAGCTCGGCGAGTTTGCCACCACGAACCTCCGGCTTCTCCAACTTCAGCCGGGACAGAGGTGTCAGCCCCAACGCGTCCGAATATTTCAGGTAGGTGGGGATCGTCACGTTGTCCAGCGGCGCATCCGCGTCCCGTTCGCCCATCCCGTCGATCGTCCGGGCCAGATCCAATAGCACGGCCACCGTTCCGGCATCCGCGGCCGAGAGGTGATCCGCCGCGGCGACCGACACTTCTGTGGCAGCGAAAATCTCTCCGTCCCGCTGCGGTGGATGCTTCGCCCGGCAGTGCAGTACCAGCCCACGCTCGCTTTTGAAGTCCCGACCGCACTGGTCACACGTCAACGACATTTTCTCCTCTTGATAATCGCGACCCCCCTGGATACTCGGGGGGGAGAGGAACGCA